TAACTCCTGAGATGTCCCCTTTGTCTTCGGATTTAAGAAAATTGGATACTGTGCCGACAGCGTCTTTTGTGTAGTTATCTGTGCCTGACGTAATTAACGTATTAAGCTCTCCTTTGAGGCGTTGGTGTGCCTGTTCTTCAAAGACAGTGTTTCCAGTAGCCCCTACCTTTTTTAGTCCTTGGGCTACCATGTATGCATCGGCATAACTAAGTGCCCCATCACGAACAGCCGTGTCGAATGTGGACGCATCAGTTCCCCCACCAATAATCTCGTGAGAACCCTCGTCGTTTGTTAGGCGGGCAAACGCTAATTGTCCAGTCTCAACCAGTGCAGTCTTCGCATCATTGAGTTGCTTGCGTAGGGTAGACTCCTCTGCCGACCCATCAGACAATGCCTGCGTATACTCAGCCCCAGCCGTGACTCCGAAAGCGCGTTGGACAAGGGCAGCGTCTTGCTCAGGGGTTGAAGTTCTTGGAGCAAGGAACTGAGGTAACTCTTCCTGTGTGGACAGGTTGTTCTCTACCAAAACACCAGCTAACCCAGATTGAATAGACTGCTCAACCTCTTCGGTTAGCTCTCCGGTAGTCAGGTAGTGCCCCCGTTGGTAATCTGCATAACCAACGTAACTGGTGCGAGGGTCTGTTATACCTGATCCTGCCGTTGAAGACCATTGAGAGTAGGTCTGCACGGGGGCTGAATAAGGTTCTGGTGTGAACGTCAAGGGGGATACTCCCCGCGTAGGATCAGGCTCTGACATAGCAGAATATTGGGTTATGTAGTTTAGTTAAATCTTTAGCTCCTAAAACCACTAGCAGCAGTCTGTGCTGTGGCGGAAGGAGCGGATTCGGTGGGAGACTCTTGTTTGTTCTGAACAATTGTTAGAACATGAATTAGTAGATCGTCAATGCTGGACTTCTCAAACTTAGAGTTAACATCTGGATCAGGTAGTGGTTGCCCTACTGCCAGAGATATTCCTGTAGCACGGGCATACATTAATTTAAGATACTGACGGATAACCTCTACGTTATTCCCAGTCTCAGGGATCGTGAGTTCCTTGTCATCAGCTATTGCTGCCAGTATAGCATCACGTCCGCTGGTAGCGCCTCCCTTAATAAAGGTGTCTAAAATAGGTTTGAGCTTACTTTCGATATCTGAAAGCTCTTTTGTCTCAAGCTCTTTTTGCTGGTCAACAAGGTTAGCCCTACCAGCAATCTCTCCTGCGTATGCAGTTACCGGACTTACTAACGGGCGAAGCTGCTGTAGCTCTTTGACTTTGCCTTTTGAAGCTAAGTCCTTATAAAAAGAATTAACCACTGCTAACTGACTGGCCGCTGAAGTCTTATCGCCAGACAAAGATTTAGCAGCCGCGTCGAACATAGTCTGTGTAGAGGGGTTGCTAAACGCTGTTGGGTTATCCAACATAACATTTATCAAGCCAGTGTTTTTCTCAGATGATGACCCCTTGGAGTCCATTACATCTTTGATGCGCTGTGCCACTACAGGTGCCAGCCCAGCAGCCGTGCGTTGTTCGCGTGTCTTACGTTGGGCTTCTTGTAATTGCAGGAATGCCGCCTGATCCTTGTCAAAGGCGCTGAACTGCGGAGTATAACGGCGGGTATACCCTGCCTGCTCCGAAGGAGTCATTCCTGAGTCTGCAAGAGTGCTAAAAAATTCTCCCCTTAACGGGGCAATGTCGCGGGCGTAGTCAAAATCGGGTTGTGATGCTCGCCGTTGTGATTCGGTAAGTGCCTCCTGTGCCTGTCGCTCAAGGGCACGGTGTTCGGGGCGCATGACCACAGGCTCCTCCATTCGGACTTGTTCCGCAGCCAGTGCCATCTGCCCTGCCTGCGAGGTATAACCATCCTTACGAAGCCTCCTCGCCGCACGGCGTAGCTTCGATGATGGTCGGTCAAGTGATCTTCTTACTACCGCCATTTTTACTTTCTGATACCTACTGGTCTTTTTCGCTTGCTACCTTTTATAACCTTGCTCCGCTCTTCGTCGTCTATTTGCGGAGTTGGTGCTTTTTTAGCTGGAGTGTTTTGCTTCTTAGTAGGGAAGCCTGCCGCCAATGCGTCCCTTACCATTTTCGTTTGTTCAGGCGTAGCACCTCCCATCTTTATGGGTTTATCTAACTTCCTAGCTGCCTCTACAATGGGGTCTTTGCCCTTGCCTATGACTTCGGGTAGCTCCCGTGTGGGGTCAATGCCACCAGATTTTACAACGCCAAGTCGCCCCAGCGCGTCAGCGCGGGCTGATTGTTTTTCCGCGTCTTGCCTTTTAAAGAAGTCTGCCAAGCGGGGGTCTGACTTTGATGCCTCCCTTGCCCGCTCCTTTGAACCCGTAAAACCCGCTACGTTGCGGTCTTTATCAAAAAATAATTTGAAGCCCCCAGCAGCAGCAGCTTCCGCTGGAGAAATTCCAACTTCTGCGGCTTCCTGTTTAGCTTGTGGAGTAATAGGGGCGATTGTCTCCGTAAATTTTTCACTAAACTTCCGTTGTCTCCGCGCATCCGCGTCTTCAAGAATAGCAAGCCCTACATTGGGGTCATCAATCGTTTCGGACTCTATTACATTCCCCTCCGCATCGCGTATGTAACGCTTTTGCCCCTTGGCGACTCTAAGGGGTTTCCCATCTGTCCCCAACATCTTACGCACTGGCTCCATGCCCATTGATGCGCGTAGCAGGTTCTGCATCTGCGTGTCCTTGTCTGCGCCTACCTGCCTGACCTTTGTCTCAGCGGCTTTGATTTCTTCGGGGGTTCCTACAGGAGAGATTGGAGTATCTGCGGTGGGGTCGCCCCCACTGCGTAGCCGCTCCAACTCAGCCTGCGCCCTTCGCATTGCGGGGGCACCCATGTCTCGTGCTGCTGCTTCTGCTGCCGCACCTGCCTGCATCCCCTTGCGGTGGAACTCGCGGGTGGGTTCAGAGAGTATGTATTGCCCCTGCCTCTTGCGGGCTTCTACTCCTTCGGCATCTCGTAGTGAAAAATCTTTCCCTAGAAGGGTATACTCCCCAAGTGAGGTAGTGCCTATTGGGTCAGCCTTTAATAAGGCATCATCAGAAAATCTTCGTTCAGCCCCACCCTCGTAACCAAAACCAAACTTATCCTTTTCCTCTGGGGTCATCCCACTAAAGAAAGCCTCTGCGGGTGTGAGTTCAGGTGTTTTTGTGGCTGTTCCTGCTGCTGGTGTTGTTCCTGCTGCTGGTGTTGTTCCTGCTGCTGGTGTTGTTTTAGTCGATTCAGGACTTCCAGCAGGATTTGTTGCTGCTGGTCTAGCAATGTCTTTAGTCGTTGGAGGTGCTGGTGCGTTTGGGTCTACTCGTGTGCCCCCGATTGGCCCCAAGAGCTTGGAGGGGTCCGTCACACCCATAAGGCGTAGTGCCTGTGCATTTGGCCCAGAAGGGTCAACTGTAAGTGGAACTCCTAATGCACTAAAACTAGATGTATTTATGTCATACCCTGCATTTTTTAATAGTTTTTCTTGAAAGGCTTCTCTTCCAACTAAGTCTTCGGCATAGCCAAATGAATTTAATACTTTTGTTTCATCATCGCCCGTGTAATCATCTTTAAGGGCTTCACGCAAACCTTCGTCGTCGGGCGACTTCTCTTTAAAGGAGTCGCTAACCCGATTAACCAACTCGCTTACTACTTCGGGGTCGTTAGAAAATGACTGAATTTCTTTAGCAATCTCTTCTATTTTTTCTTTATTAGTCCCTCCTATACCCGCATAGATGGCGTTATTAAGAAGTCCAGCATATGCATCAACTAAGTCTTGGAACCCATCAGCCGTTATACCATTCTCCGTGAGCCATGCGTCTATCTTGCCAGAAGCCTTCGTATTAGTTGCCATACTTTTTGGTGCGTTTGGAGTCCCTGCTAACTTTCGGCGGGACTGTCGTCTAGCTTGAGAACGTGCTGTATCATTTCTCGTGGTTTCGTCCGCCATAGCTCTAAATTTAAACCTTTTTACGAGGAAGGCAACAGGGGAACTGCGCGGTCACGCTCAAGATAATTCAACCCCAGACAGGGCATTTGTAAGCTGTTTGATAGACCGCTGCGGAAGTGCCCGCTTTCCGCTTGAAGAGTCCTCTGGAGGATCAACTGCGACCAGCCCGTGCCGTTGACGTGCTAGGTCAATACACAAAAAAGCGGCATCAGCTAAGTCAGGCGACCTCCCAAAGCGGGATTTGTATTCTGGTTTGGACTCAATCTTCATTCGCAGAGTGCCTCCCTTAATCATATCATAATTCCGCCCTGTAATTTCCTGTGCTAGATCATTACTGACTCCAAACAATTGCTTAGTCCGCACAAACTCTTTACCAACAAACCACAACTCACTGACGCGATTGACGTATAACTCCGCACCCACTAGCTTAGAGTTCGCTGAAACCCTCTTATCAGATGCCTTGCCGCCGAAAGAAACCCTCAAAATCTGGTCAGACCACTCCCCAGCAAGGACATCGCAAAAGGGCGCACCAGCACCTGTCGCATCAACCGCAACATCTTGGGGAAGAATGTTGCGCTTCTTACACTCCTCTTTTATCTGCCTCACAATCTGATAGGTTCGGGGGACGGCTTTGTTGGTGGCATCGTCGTTAAGGTGGATCGACTCGCCTAGCTCACATACATACTGTCCTGAAGTATCGTAGCCTACATAACCCGTATAAAGTATTGTGCGGTCACCCCCATTCGTGAATGCGGGATCAAGCCCAGCGATGGGTGTGGGCTTCCCATTCCACTCAACCCTCCGCATAGAACCAGATCGGGTAAGCTCTGCCTCTGAATAGACTCCCTCTGTCTCGTCGCTGTCAAAAAAGACAGCACGAACCATCCTCATATACCCACGAGACTCCTGCCCCAGCAGCGCCTTGTCCTCGTTGAGCTTCTCAAGAGTAGGGAGCCAAGGGTAAATTGTCTCGCCCGCTATCACATTGGGACTGCGCTCGCCGTCAAACCGGAGGTATTCACCATTGTATTTGGTCTTCCACTTGTCATCGACGTTGGTGTCCACCGAATCCCACCCATGCTGCGGCTCACTCCACACACCGAAGGCATCAAATCGGCTGGACGGGTTACTCATCCCGATCATCTGAAAGTAAGGGTTCTTGGATAAGTTCGATAGACCCGCCTGTAGGATTGCTTCACTGAGTTCCGATAGCTCATCCCCAATGAGGATCACTCTCTTCTGTTTAATTCCAATAAACTTACCTACCGCCTCCCGTGTCTTACTCTTTTCCGCAGCGATCAACGAAAGCCCTGCGCGTTCCACTAAGTTCCCAGATTCAGTTACATACGCAGCGTTACCTATACTATCACGAATCCTGATTGGTGCGCCCTCTATCACCATAAGTAACGAGATAACAGAACCCCAAATCCGCTTACGCGCCTCACGAAGCGTGGTCGAAGTAAGTAGGATAAGCGTGTCCCGTGGTGCGGACAGCCAGTTAAGGATGCCCCACGCAGCCATAGTATGCGACTTACCGCTGTTAGCAGCCCCTCCAATAGCCACATACTTGTTGCGAATTACTGCGCTTATCATCTCTTCAGCCCAAGGGTGCCTTATCATTAAAGGCTCCGGTAAATCGTCGTGATTCCAAAGCTCGTCGCACAGCCTCCAGAAGTAATACTCACGCGCACGGTGCGCCTCGTGGTTGGCGAAGCCATAAAGCAACGCAGTTAATGTATTGGTAGGTGGGATGAGTATACCACCCACGTCCATCTTCTTAGTCGTCGAGTCGATGCGGGGTTCAAAGATATGTAGCTTCTTACTCATGCAACTTGAAATTACTATAAAAATCCGTTATTGTTAAATACTTTGGCAGCTAAAACTAAAAAATCTATTCTCCTTGAAAGAGTATTGGAGATGTATGACCAGAACTATAAGCTGGTTACCATCGCAAAGGAACTGGATATACACCCATCTACATTAAGGAGGTGGCTCCGTAAAGAGGGCATCTCGCCTAAACATGACGCACATGGGTCAAACCCAGAACGCGAAGGCGCAAAAGAACAAAGTGTTGACCCGCTTCAAGATACACTGGACGAGAACCTTGAATCTATTGCGGACGATGCGGTTCACCTAGCCAAACACGATGCGCGTCTTGCCGAAGACAAATCGATGATGGAGTTGGCGGAAGCTCAATCAAGTCCCGCTGATAAATACCAAGCATATATTTCAGCAGCAGGTATAAAGCTACTGCGGGATTCTATGCAAAATCTGCGTGGGCCTAAGTCCGTAAGAGAACTTTCTGAACTCGACCAATTGATTCGCCGTAACCTTGGTTTGAACGCAAGGACGGGAGGGGGCACGGGTAAGGTGCAGATAGATATAAGCATCCTCAACGATGCAAAGGCGGATCGGGGTAAGGGGGCAGTAAATATAAATCCTAAAGTTATTGACGCTGAACCCATTGAAGATGAGCAAACCGGAGACTAACGAAGACGCTGAAAGTATCCTGCTATTATTCGCAGGACTCGAAGATGCTTTCATAGGAACTGTTGAGCAGTATGGGCGACCCCCTGTCGCCTGCTACAGCAAGAGGATAACCTTGGACATCTTAGTAAAGAACCACCGCTTAACCGCTAAACAGGCAGAGGAGATGTATGAATATGAATACCTCCAATCCGACTTTAAAGAAGCCACCCCTGTATTCCTAGACGATGTTTCCTGACAAATTGTTTGTGTCGAACCCAAAGGTTATCTTTAGGGAAAATATTCCGCCTAACGATTTTGCTTTTCGTAAAGAAATATGCGTGGGGGCTTTTTATTTAGTGGTTCCGCAAACAGCTAAAGAAGTAGCCTATCTTCAGATGTTAGGTAAAAATATCGACGTGTTCCTCCCAAGCGAAGGAGAAGGTCTTTTGGTAAAACGATCTGCGATAGACTCTCTGTGATCATCGGAGTAGACAACGGACTAGACGGTGGGCTGACTGCCATATCACGCTGCACGGGAGCAGTGGTTGCTAAAACTGTAATGCCCACATTACACAGGATGGGTAAACGGGAAGTCAACACTCGCGTAGTTTATGATTGGGTAATGTCGTTGGAGTCAGACTTCCACATGGCGATTGAAGAACCATTACGACACGCGAAATCTTCACAAGCAATTCGTTCAATGGGTATTAGTTTTGGTAAGCTGCTGGGGCTGGCGGAAAGTCGGCAATGGAGTGTGGATTGCGTTAGCGTTCACAAGTGGCAGCGAAAAATGCTGGGTAACATCCCAAGGGGGAAAACAAAAGAAGTTGCCTTGTGTCAGGCGGAACTCCTTGCTCCTGATGAGTGCTGGCAGAAAAGCAAGAGGGCCAGCAAACCGCACGATGGGATGGTCGATGCATTCCTCATTGCCCGTTACATAAGAGGAAAATAATTCAATTCTTTTCTCGACAGCATTTGATTCGCGGATACACTGGTGCCGTGAAAACTCTCTTTCCTAGACAACTCGAAGCAAAAAACTTCTTTGTTTCCAAGCTGCAAGCGGGTATTAACACTATTGATTCTAGCGCAGTCGGCACAGGAAAGACTGTGGTTGCTGCACATACCGCAAAAGAACTGGAGTGTCCCGTGGCAGTCGTATGCCCCAAGGCAGTTATCCCAAGTTGGGAGCGCGAACTCAACGAGACAGGTATCACACCAGAGTTTGTTCTAAACTACGAAAAGCTCCGAACGGGTAGGACTAACCACATGAGTAAACGTGGTAAGAAACTTATGACTTGGCACCTGCCAAAAAACACGGTGGTGCTAGTAGACGAGATTCACAAATGCAAAAGCCCGTATACACAAAACGCCCAGCTAATAATTAGCCTCGTTCAACAAGGTTACCGTGTTCACGGCATGGGTGCTACTGCTTGTGAAGACCCAACGGAAATGCGAGCTATAGGTTTTATGTTGGGGCTTCACGGATTGAACAAAAGTGAAGGCGCTATGCGTAACTGGTATAGCTGGATGAAAGCGAACGGTTGCTATCAGGATGAATGGAAGCAATGGAGGTTTATGCGGAGGGGTGTCCTACCCGCAATACGCAAATCGATCTATGGAGTAACAGGACACAAACTAACAGTAGCTGACTTTCCTGATTCATTCCGCGACAACCGTGTGTTTGTAGACCCCGTGAAGTTTTCAGATGCCAGCAAAATAGTTAAGACTTACGAAAAACTAGGTATTACTCCCACCATTATAGAGAACTACATTGAACATGGAGAAGTCGAAGACAGTGAGTATGTGCTAGTTAATATACTACGCGCTCGCCAACTCACGGAAGCCCTCAAGGCACCTGACATAGCAGATATGGCAGAGGACTTGTGCCAGCAGGGGAACTCCGTGGTGGTGTTTGTAAATTTTAGAGAAACCGTAGAAGCCCTATGTGAGAAACTTAAATGCGGGAGGATTGAAGGAGGTCAGGATATCAAGACTAGACAACAAGTTATTGATGACTTTCAAGAAGATAAGACGCACCTAATTGTAGCAAACATTTCGGCAGGGGGGACTGGGCTGTCGTTGCACGACATTAACGGTAACCGCCCAAGGGTTAGCCTTATATGCCCGTCATTCTCAGCTAAGGACTACGTCCAGACGCTTGGGAGAATCCACCGCAACGGTGCAAAGTCAGACGCTGTGCAGCGTGTTTTGGTAGCTTCCGACTCAATCGAAGAAAACGTAATGAACTCAATTAGTAGGAAACTGAAAAACATGGAGGCGCTATTAGGTAAATGATAACTTACAAAAGTAAAAAAGAAGCTACAGTAAAACCCATCCCCCAAGAACTTCTCGACATAGTTGATTACAGAGATGGTATCCTTTATTGGAAGGTAGACCATGGACGTAAAAAAGCTGGTGAAGTAGCGGGGGGACTCTATTATGCAACCGATAAGAGTAGGACACGGTGGAGACTAAAATTCGAAGGAAAGAGCTTCTACAGAAGTCGTGTGGTGTGGACGTTATTTAATCGCGAACCGGAAGATATGATAGACCATATCGACGGAGATACCATGAATGACCGGATAGAAAACTTACGGGAAGCTAGTAACGCGCAAAACCAACATAACCGAAAATTCCGAAGAGGCGTGAACGGAGTTAAGGGGTTGAGGACTCTCAGATACAACCGTAAAGATGGGACTGTTCATCGTAGGTGGTTCGGTGTAGTTACTTGCTACAGGCATAAAAGATGCACCAAGAAATATGTGTATACTGACGAGGGCAGAAAAGAGTGTATAAAAGAGTTAGAGGCTCTACGAGAGGAACTACACGGAGAATTTGCAAACCATAAATAAATGACTACAACACCAAACCACACAGATAGGGGTCACGCAGAGTTCTCGCCATCCTCATTGAAGTATGTAGCGGGATGTGCCGGATATCATGGAAGAGATGGAACCAGCGCAGCAGCAGAAAAAGGCACTCGTATCCACGAAGCACTAGAAGTTCGTGACCCATCAGCACTCCACGATGAAGAGGAAGTGGATATCTACAACAAGATAGTGGAGGACGAGGACGACTTCCTTAGCACCGTAATAGGTGACCTCGAACGGGAGGAGTTCAACGAGGTGATCGTTGACGTTAGTTTGGACGGGACAAGCACTTGGGGAACCTGTGATCGCTTCACACTCTACGGAGAGAAAAAAGATCGTGCGGTAATGGGGGACTATAAAACAGGAGTCTCTGTTATCGATACCCCAGACAAAAACTGGCAGGCGAAGGCATACGCCACAGGAGCTTTTCAGAACTTCCCAGATGTAGACGTGATTACTTTTGTTTTTTATATCCCTGTCAGGAACGAAGTCCTATGGCACGAATTTACACGGGACGATTTACCGGAACTTATTAACGAGTTATCCACAGTCATTAAAAAGGGCGAGGAGATACGACCAAAATGGGACGCTGGGGCACCATCCTTAGAGGAACTATCCCCTAACATCAACTGTCGTTTTTGCAGGCACGAGGATCACTGCCCAGCACTAGGCGGTTTAGCCATCGAAGTAGCCTCTCGTGTAGCCGATAATGCGCTTCCAAAAGGAGACATAGCCGACCCTGAAGACCCCGAAACTCTGGAACTCCTATGGGTGGTTGCGAAAGTAGTGGGTAACTGGGCAAATAGAATTAAAGCTAAGGCAATAGCCAAAGCCAAGGAGGGGGCAGAGTTCCCTTCCTTGAAGCTGAAGTCAATGGGGACTCCCCGTAAGTGTAGCAACAACGTAGAGCTACTTAAACTAACCTCAGAATTTGATATTTCAGAGGACGATGTCTTAAAACTAGCCAGCTTTCCTCTCAAGAAAATAGCAGATGCCGTGGGAGCTACAGCGCCGAAAGGAGAAAAAATGAGAAAATCCAAAGATTTTCTTGACGCTATGGAAAACAATGGCATTGTCGAAACTTCTGAAGAGCGGTTCACGCTCTCCTAAACCGAAGCAATAAACCAAGAAACAAAAATGCCTAAGCAAAAAATAGTAGAAGCAGAAAAACAGGAAATAACTGAAGCACCTAAGTTGGCTATCTCAGCCAGCGACATTGAAATCCCGCGTCTCAACGTAGTCCAAAAGTCATCGCAAATTGATGGCTCTTTCGGAGCAATAGTTCTTGATAGGACTAGCACTGTGTTGGAACCGGAGCAGTCTGCTAATGTGACCATCATTAGCGCAGTCAAGGCATGGCGCGAGAATGTGCCATACGAGTCTGAGGAAATCGGACGTATCGCAACAACTGAGGAACAAAAAGCTGCAATAGACGCCGATTCTGAATGGGGAACCATTGAGTTTGCTGACATTGTAATGCTTATCCCTAAACCTGAAAACGGGGATGACACCGCTTTTCCGTATCCGATTGGCGACGAGATGTTTGCCATGGGCAAGATCAATGTGAACAAGAATGGCTATAGGAATACCTACAAGCGTTTGGCTACGTTCGCTGCGTTCAACCCAACTGCGTCCCTATCCACTAGATTGTGGACGTTTAAGA